TTGCCTTGTGGTGAACCGCCACGTAGAGCGTTGTTGAGTGGGTTAGATGTTAGACCATCGCTACCACCAGTCGAGAGACCGAGAGCTGTGTCTTCGTATCTATAACGAAGAGCGAAAGCTAGGCCAACTGGACCTGACATGGGCTGTACACCAACGATCTCATTAGTAATGAGTTCTGGGAATGTACGGCTAATCATCGGGATGAGGACCTTAGGTAGACGAGCGTCGTTAGGGGCATAGGTATCACTGTTCGGTACTGCTCCACCGTATTGACCAGTGGCGTTTGTACCGAAGACTGATCCTGATGAACCAGCGATGTTTGATGCTTCAAAGCACCATTTTTCTTGGTTTTCCAAGAGCATAGCGGTGCTAAGGCGAATGTGATCATTAGTGATAGGAGAAACTTTGTCTGAAGTGTAGTCCAAAACTGGAGCCCACTTTTCAACCAAAGATTCAGCTCTCACTTTATCAATATGTAGAAGAGGATTTTTATCCATAATTTAATTTTTTAGTTTATTTAAGTTTTTAACTGCGTTTTTGTAATAAGAGAGGGCTTAAGATCTGAAAATTGCAGATTTGTCACCGCGCGCCATTACGTTCAGGTATTCATTAACAGGTGAAGCGTCTTGCTCCGGTGCTGTAATGATACTCTCATTTGTTAATTGTTCATTTACTACCGGGCGATCTGTTGACTCAACTATTCGTCTCGGTAAACTAATCTCCTTTGCTGTTTCAACTTTTTCAGAGATTTCTCTCTCGTGCATGTCAACAACATATTGGAAATTTTCCTGAATGTACTCAGGCGATTTTCCTCTAAGAAGTTTTGTTACATACTTTCTTGTGGAGGTAGGTAACTCTTTAGTTTTTTGCTCAAGTAGAAGGCTTGCCTCTACTTCATTTAATTTGTGATTGAGTTCGGTGTTAGTAGAGACTGCTTCGTTTAGTTCTCTTTTCAAAGAGTCGATAATGTTCTTACCGTCAACTAATGCTTCTTTTACTTCACCGTCGATGTAGGACTCATCAATAGAGACGAGCTCACGGATTGCATCGAGGGTTTTCTTAGCTTGGATATTATCCACAGCTTCGGAAATTTGGTCTTTTGGAACGATCTTTTCTAGATAAAGATCAAGATAACTAGAAACTTCATCAATCATACGAGTACGGAAACCTTCAGCTTCTTCATTAAGAGTAGTTTCATACTTACTGATAACTTGTCTGAGTTTACCGGTATGATCTTCATCGATTTTAGTAAGAACTTTTTCAAGTTTTGCTGTATGATCTGCATCAATAGCCTCAATAAGCTTTTCAAGCTTAGCTGTATGATCTACGTCAATAGCTTCAACAAGCTTTTCGAGCTTATCGGAATGATCTTCATCAATCTTTAAGAGAGCGGCTTCAACTTCGAGGTCAATTTTTTCTTGAAGTTTTTCGGCTTGCTCGTTGAGCTTTTCTTCAGTTAGTTGCTCAGCTTTTTGAGTTGCTTTTTCTGTTACTGCTTGTTCGAAAGCTTCGTATACAGCTGTTAGGGTGTCCTCAGTGACGAGGTCTTTGAATTGTTCTTTAAGAATTTCTTTAAAGTTCATAGTGTTATATTTATTTAATCAGGTTAGCTTTATTTTTTATTGCGCAAAGAGTCGCGTACTTGGTTTTTAATTTTCTCAGCAACAATAACTTCTAAAGCTTTGTTAGCCGATGTGTATTCCTTATCGATAAGACCACCGATAAATTCTTGAATTTTTAGTTTTTCTGTTTTTGTCATATTAAATGGTTTTTAAGGTTTGAATAAATTTAAGAAGCGATTCTCTTAAAAAATTATCTTTGTCATGTTTAGGTAAAGTAGAGACAGCGTTATCCAGGTCCTTATACATATCACCAATACACTCAAAAATTCTACCGTCATTACCGATCGCCCATTCTCTATTCTCCATGACCGAATCAAGAATGGCGTCTTTTACTGAAGGTTGGTGCACGACATCGAGACAAATGAGATGAAAATTTGATACATGTTTTGTATCTGAGCTTTCTGCAATATTACCTAGCCCGCGAGTTGATATACCCATCTGTACACTGTCCTTAATAAGTGATTGTAGGAGCTTACCCATGGGGGTGTTAAGCACTTGAGATTTACCAACAAAATAATTTCCCTGTTGTTTTAACTCTGTAATTAAATGACAAGCATTAACAGGGTTTACTTCAATGGATTGAGGATGATTCATTTCTCCAATTGCTCTTCTTGTACGAATCATATCAGATGTATATCTATTAACTTCCTTAACCATTTCATCGAGTTTATAAATACGTCCGTTTTGATTTTTCTTCTCAGCCATCATAAACGGACCAGTAATAAAAATTTTCTGATCTTCGTTAGAATTTTTTTCAACAATGAGGGTGTCAAGACCTTCATGACACTCCTCAACTAAAAATTTCATACCCATAAGTTAAATTATTTATTCTACTTAGCGTTTTTTCTTCGGAGACACCTTAAAGTTCCTACATAATATCCATAAATATGTTTATGTTCACGTTCTTACTCGGATTAGCTGCTTTACTAGTCGCAGGTTGTGCAGCGTACTTTTCAGTTCTCGGCATTGCAACTCTCTTTATAGGTAGTTACTATCAAGTAATGTTTATGGCAGGAGCATTAGAGTTCGGTAAACTAGTAGCTACTTCATATCTTTATCGGTATTGGAATAAAACAACATTTGTATTAAAGATGTATCTTATTATAGCCGTTTTAACTCTAATGGGGATCACTTCTCTCGGTATCTTTGGCTATCTTTCAGCAGCGTATCAAGTAAACTCCAGTAAAAACGAACAAATAGACCAACAGATTGCAATAATAGAACAACAAAAACAAAACTTTAAAACTGAAATAGACCAAGTACAAACACGTATCGATACACTCAATAAATCCCGTATAGAGCAAGAAAAACGTTTACCGAATTTATCAAGTAAAACTGCAAAACCAATCTATGATGACATACAGAGAGCTGGAGAGGAGATAAAAAATCTCAATGTTCGTACCCAGCAATTGAACAACTCTTTAATTGAGAAAGATAATGAAATTATAACACTCAAAACAGAAGCTGGTAAAGCAAAAGATATCGGAACATTTAAATTTATAGCACAATCCTTTAACACGTCTTTAGATACTATTGTTAAGATTTTTATATTAATAATAGTACTAGTCTTCGATCCTTTAGCCGTATCTCTTGTACTCGCTTTTAACGTTGCAACAAAAGGTAAGATCGTAAAAGAACCTAATAAAATTTCTGATCCTCAATTAATTGAAGAGCAAAAAGAAATTGAACAGCCTGTAGTAACAGCAGAACCAGTAGAGCCTATAACAAACTTACCTACAGATGTTGATATAGTTGAAAACTTTAAAAAAGAGGTAAAAACTTTTCTAGGTAAGGTCCGATAATACTTGTAGTACTATAGTTTCAAAAGATACACATTCATTAGTGTTTATTTTAATAGCAGCAAGTTGCTTTAAAGCTTTTTTACGAGACATAGGTTTTTTACTAAAGCATTTACCGCTCTGTACGCATACTTTATACCCTTTATTTTTTTTCTTAATGCTATAAGGCATGATTAGAGTGTTATTTTTTGCGCACTATTTAAAACTGTTTGCGGAAATTTTTCAGCTACAAAAGCAACTCTTACACCGTAATTTTTACCTTGTAATGCCCATCCGTAAAGAGAGTTAGCAACAGCCGTACCAAGCTTATCAACACCTTCAAACACGTAAACCCCTGGGTCAGTTGGAGGTCTTAATAATTCCCATGATTGCATTTTAGTAACATCATAGAATCTTTTTACAGGTAACCCTGCTTTTAAAAAATCAATAGATTTACATAGTGACTCTTTACCTTCAATCAACAACACGTTATTCTGTAAGCGCTCTTCACAAAGCTCCTGTGTTTTCTTTATAATGTTTTTAATGTCATTCATATTCGTATTTATGTTATTTAGCTAAACCTAAATGTTTTTCAGTCAAAATTACAAACTCAGAATCTTTTTTAACTGCAAATTGTTTTGCTGCATCCCACTTAGCTCTATTCTTTACATATTCTGCTTGTCTTCTTAAAAGAGATTTTGTATTACGTGTAGGCTTTGGCGGTATAGTCTGTACAGCTGGTTTAATTTCAACAAGAAATTTTCTTATAGCTCCGTTCTTATCTTTTAACGTTAAATTAAAATCGACAAAATATCTCGATGTTCTACCAGTTAACGGATTATGATATGGTATGATTGTCTCTTCTGAAGACCATTCAACAACATTGGGA